AAAGTTGGTTTATAATAAGTTGTTAGGGAATGAGATTTTGATAACTGATTATAAAATAAAAGCCGAATCATTATGGAGGCGTGTTAAAGTATTCATGCAAGAAATTGACAAACCAGAAATAGTAAACAATCCGAATAGACGTTATAATATTAAATTTGTTGATGTTAAACAAATATTTACAAAAAGAAACTTTTAAAAATTAAAAAAAATGGGTGATAAAATTTCGCAATATACCGCAGACGGTGCAAGCAATCCTTTAAAGGATGAAGATTTATTTGATGCAAGTAATGAAGATGGGGCTGGTAGTTTTGATTTAAGTAAAAAAATTACTGCTTTAGAATTACTAGCTTATATTAATGCTAATATTGATAATTTATATTCAACTGATGGATCAATTCCAAATAATAGAGAAGTAGTTTTAAATAGTAAAATACTTTCTTTTATACAAGGAGATATAAAATTGAAATCAACGGGGGGGAATGTAAATTTTGTATTAGAAAGTAGTGTAGCAAATAAGCGAGTTAATTTAAAACATAATGATTCTTTAGATTCTGGAGGAATAACATTAAGTAATTCGGCTGGTGATTTTTTTACTGCCGAAGATGGTGTTTTAACTTTTAATGTAAATGATTTGTATGCTGAATCTGGTTTTGTAGGAATTAATAATTCAGTTCAAATAGGTACAGAAGTTTTTAGAGTAAATGGAGAAAGTAGATTAGGTTCGTCTATTATTAATGGTGTTGGAATGACTGTTGACGGTGCTGGATCTACAAATGCTAGGAATTTTGCAGTACAAAACAATACAGATGGTAAGTATTTTGTTGCTACTAGTGATGCTGGGGATGGTAGAATAGGTATTAATGTATTAAATCCAGATTCTACAAAAAGGCTTCATGTAGTTGGAGATACTAGAATAGATGGTACGCAATTTTTAAATAACCAATCAGCACCAGCAACACCTACTGGGGGCGGTATTATTTATGTAGAAAGTGGTGCATTAAAATATATTGGATCAAGTGGTACTATAACAACCTTAGCAAACGCATAAAAATAAAATTATTAAATTTACAAAATGATACAAATTAACAAACAATTGCAAAGACCAGACAAAGGAATGGTAAGTTCTGGCAGTATAATTTATTATACGGCACAATTTATAGAAGAAAAAAAAATAATTAGATTTAATTTAACTCATTGGTTTAGCTTAAGTGCAAAAGAAACTGCTGCTACTGATGGATGGTTGCCAATTCCAAAGGTTAAAGATTTTAGTTATATTCAATTAAAAGAATGTACTGATGAAGAATGGGAATCTTTAGATGATGCTGGAAGTGCTGCATTAGTTAAAGGATGGTTACAAGAAATAATTGAATCTCAAATAGGGGTTGGAAATACTGAAATAATATAATGAAAGAGGCAAAGGATAGGTTTTTAAATTTAATCATGGATCATGGCGTAAGTTTAAGTTTATCCGTTGCCTTTTGTTTTGCTATTTATTATATTGTACACTCTCAAAATGTTGAATTAATGAAAGCAATTTATCAATTAAGAGAAGATAAAAGGCAATTGAGAGAAGATGAAAGGGAGTTAATACAAGATATTATTGAATGTTATAAATTAAAAGAATGAAATTATCAGAAAATTTAAGCGTTAACGAGGTAATTAAATCTAATACAGCCACTAGAAAAGGTATTGACAACCATCCTACGCAAGAACATTTAGAAGCCTTAGAAGATATTGCAGAAAATATATTTCAACCGATTAGAGAGCATTTTAAAGTTGCTATTGGTATTAGTTCTGGTTATCGGTCAGAGGCTTTAAACAAAGCCATAGGAGGTAGTAAAACGAGCCAACATAGTAAAGGTGAGGCATTGGATTTAGATGCTGATATGTTTGGTAAAATAACGAATAAGCAAATATTTGAATTTATCAAAGAAAATTTAGTTTTTGATCAATTAATTTGGGAGTTTGGAAATGATAACGAGCCTAATTGGGTTCATGTATCATTTACAACTAGAAGACCTAACAGAATGCAAATATTAAAGGCTTATAAGTTAAAAGGTAAAAATAAATATAAACCAATGTAATGGGAAAATTTAAAGAAAAAAACGGTAAAACAATGGTTGGTGCTTTTTTACAAAGTGTTGCACCTAATATTATTGATGTTGTTGGAGATGTTTTACCCTCTAATGGTGCTTTAGGCATTGTAAAGAACTTAATTCAAAAGGATGATAAGTTAACAGCAAATGAAAAAGTAGAGGCGTTAAGGCTATTAGAATTAGATTTGGAGAATGTTAAAGATGCTAGAGATATGCAAAAAGAAGCATTGAAGCAAAATGATGTATTTTCTAAAAGATTTTTATATTATTTATCTACTTTCTGGAGTTTAACTGCAGCATCTTATTTTTTCTTTGCAACTTTTACGCCCGTTTTAAATGATAAGATAGCAGATATTATTTTAGGCTTTTTGTTGGGTAGTGTTGTTGGAGTAATGATGAACTTTTTTTATGGAGATAGCCATAAAATGAAATAATTTATTATATTTGTATTGATTTTCTATTTTCGTATTTTTATTTGAAAAGCCTCTCATTTATTTGGGAGGTTTTTTATTGTATAAAATAATTTTTATTATATTTGAATACTGATTAATAACATAATTGTACTTGATGTGCAATAACCTAAAACCCGACATCGCCAAAATAGTCGGGTTTTTTATTTTCAATCTTTTTTAAAGTAATACTAAAAGTAATACTTTTTTTATGTATATTTGTACGGTAATCAAAACGTAAAAAGATGGAATTATTAGAAATAGAAAATTTAGATTTAGAAAGCAACACTTTAACTGCTGTATTTGACGGCTTATTTTCAGAGGGTTTTATTGTTAAGTCTGATTTTAGTTATGATACTGAATTATTAGAAGAAGAAGAAGAAGAAACTAATTGTAAAAATGTTATTGGTGCTACTAATATTAAGTTTTGGGATTTTAAAACTTTTGATAGTCAAGAAAATGAGATTTCTATAAATGATAGAGAGTTAAAAAAGATTAAGGAATTAGTTGAATTTAAGCTAATTGATTTATTAAGTGATGAATTAAATAATAATTAAAAAATAATAGATATGAATTTAGAAGATTTAAAAAAAGAAATACCCTTTAAATGGAGGGTGCAAAGTGCAAATCAATACGGGGCAAGTTGTGTTGCTTATATTGATGCCAGAGATGTTCAAGATTTACTTGATGAAGTTTGTGGTCCTCAAAATTGGCAATGTAAATATTCAGAACATAAAAACAATTTATTTTGTTCTATTGGTGTTGATATGGGCAAAGGTTGGGTATGGAAGTCAGATTGTGGAACTGAATCAAATGTTGAAAAACAAAAAGGAGAAGCATCAGATGCTTTTAAACGTGCAGCGGTTATGTGGGGTGTAGGTAGATTTTTATATTCTAAAACTATTGTAAAGTTACCAGCAAAACAAAATAATGGTCGTTGGTTGCCATATTCAGAAAAAACAGGAAAATTTGTTTATGGAGATAATATAACAAAATGGTGTAATCAATTAAGTAAATAAAATAGATATGATAGATACAGCAAATTTAGTACAAGAAGTAATAGATGGAAATTTCAGCCCTTACAAGGCTGAATACATAATTAAAGAGCAAATGAACGTTTTAAGCGTACATTTGGAAATAGTGCATACAGAAGCACAAAACCAATCAATTTATGAAGATAAAAATTTTGAAAAAGATGGCTTTAAAATGGAGAAAAGAAACGGTAGAAAAGTTTGGAATTTTAAAGGATGTGAATCGTATAAAATAGCAAAAGACAATTTAACAGAAATTGAAAACAATCTAAAGGATAATTTCAATCAATGGGAAAAAGGAAATACAGTAGTTAATGAAGATGGTGTTGTTTTAGAAGTACCAAAAGTAACTTATACAAAAGAAGTTTTAATTATTAAAAAGGTAAAAGATGAAAAATAAATTTAAAAAAGCAGATGCACAAGGCAACAGGCTACCAGAAGAAATAGGAAAAGGATTAAACAAAGAACATTTAAAAAAGGTAATGAAAGAAAGCACTATTAAAGATGATATTATTTCTTTTAAAATCGAACGTGAAATACATGATAAACTTATACGTGCATCAAATAAATTAAATGTATCTAAATCGCATATTATCCAGGAACTAATTAAAGAATTTTTAGACTTATGAAAGCAAGTAGAGATTTATTAACGCTGATAATTGGTATTTTAATTTTGTGTTGTTTATACGGTACTAAAGAAAAACAAGAGTTAAAAGAGATTAACTGCGATTTAACAGCCTCAAATAAGAAAATAGATAGTTTATACACTTATCAATCGGAAAGGCTTTTATATTACACTTTGATAAGCATTAGACAAAATGAAATAATAGATCAATTTAATTCTAGCAGAAAGGAAAAATTACAAGATGCTGAATTAATGGAATTACAAAATAAATTGAATTAGATATGAACTTATTAAGACAGGTAACATTTGACCGAGCAAATAGAAAAAAGGATAAAAGCGTATCAATGACTTTTATAACTCAATTAGAACAAAGTACAGATGATTTTATGCAGATAGATAAAATTTTAAATGATTCTGGAGTACTTTATTTTAAAAGTGGTGGTAATTTAACTATTGAAGAAGTAAAAGCATTAGAAGATACTGAAATAGAAGTTGAAGGAAAGACAAAAAGCCAAAGGTTAAGGAATGTTTTGTATGTTTATTGGAAACAATTAATAGATTCTAAAGAATTAGATGATATAACACCTAACCAAACATTTAATGAGTTTTATTCTCATGAGATGGAAAAGATAATTGAACATTATAAAAATAAATTAATTTAACTTTTATTAGGTTGGTATTACTTTTAGTATTACTTTTACCTTAAGTTTAACAAATAAAAATAATAGATATGGGAAATGCAATAGATATGTTAATGACTGAAATAAGTGTTAAAGATGATATTATAGCAAAAAAGTTTAAAGAATTAGAAGTTTCTGAATGTAGAGTTATAGACTTGGAATATACTTTAAAACAGTTAAGAAGTCAGTTATCAGATATACATGGAGATGATAGTATATTGATTCAAATTATTGATAACAAATTAAATAAGTAATTAATTAAGGGGCTGCAAAAAGGCAATTAAGCCGTTTTAAAAAAATCTTTATTGTAGTGAGGATTGCAGCCCCTAAAAAATATAAATATGGAATATAGAAAATTTTTAGAAACTAAAAAAAAGCAGCATATTTCAAGCGGTTTTAAAATTGATGAAATAGAATTAAATAGTAATCTGTTTGACTTTCAAAAGCATATTGTTAAAATAGCCTTACAAAAAGGTAGGTTTGCAATATTTGCTGATTGTGGTTTAGGTAAAACTTTAATGCAATTAAGCTGGTCAGAGGCTATTTATAATCATACTAATCAACCAGTATTAATATTAGCACCTTTAGCAGTTGTTGAACAAACTAAAAGAGAGGCTGTAAAGTTTGGTATAAATAGTGATTCATTTGAAATAACAAATTACGATCAATTAAAAAATATAGATTGTAGTCTATATTCTGGAGTTGTATTAGATGAAAGTAGTATTTTAAAAGGTAGGGATGGCAAACTAAGTAGACTAATAATTGATAGTTTTGTTTCTACTCCTTATAAATTGGCTTGTACTGCTACTCCATCACCAAACGATCACATGGAACTAGGGCAGCATAGTGAGTTTGTAGGGGCTATGTCATATCTGGAAATGTTAGCAATGTATTTTGTTCATGATGGCGGTGAAACTTCAAAATGGAGATTAAGAAAACACGCAAAAGATAGCTTTTGGAAATATGTTTGTACATGGTCTTTATCTTTAGATAACCCAAATACATTAGGATTTAATTCTGATGGTTATAATTTACCAGAAATAGAATATATTGAACATATTATACCAGTAGAAAACAATACTAATACTTTATTTGGAGATGTTGCGGTTAGTGCTACTGATTTACATAAGGATTTAAAGAGAAGTTTTGAAAGTAGGATAAATGAAACTATTAATCTTATTAAAAAAGAAAATAGCCAAACAATAATATGGACTTTAAAAAATGATGAAGCTACTCAATTAAATAAAGTTATTCCAGATAGTATTAATGTTCAAGGTTCTGATAAGTCAGAAGTAAAAGCAAAGAATTTAAATGGTTTTGCCGATAGTCAATTTACTAATCTTATTACAAAAACATCAATAGCATCTTTTGGTATGAATTACCAACAATGCAATAATATGATATTTACTTCTTATGATTTTAAGTTTGAAGCATTTTATCAAGCGGTTAGAAGATGTTATAGGTTTGGTCAAAAAAACAAAGTAACAGTTCATTTATTAGTTCCAGAATCACAAGTAAATGTTAGGAAGTCGATATTAGAAAAGGAAAAGAATCACAAAGAAATGATTAAACAAATGGCAAAGTATTCTGCTGATGCTGATTATAAATTAAATAAATCAAATGTAATGATAAAAAATAGGGAAATAAAAACGGATAAATACCATATTATAAATGGTGATTGTGTTCAAGAAGTTGCAAAGTTAGATGATAATGTTGCTGATTTAGTGGTATTTTCTCCACCATTTGCAGAGCTTTATGTATATTCTGATAAGTCAGAAGATATGGGTAATGTAAGCAATTATAAAGAGTTTGAAAAACATTTTAAATATTTAATACCAGAACTAAAAAGAACACTTAAAAACGGTCGTATTTGTGCGGTACATTGTATGGATTTACCAATACAAAAAGGTAAAGAGGGTTTTATTGGTTTAAGGGATTTTAGCGGTATGTTAATTGAATGGTTTACTGAACAAGGTTTTATTTATCATGCAAAAACTACTTTATGGAAGAATCCAGTTACTGAAATGCAAAGAACTAAGGCATTAGGTTTATTACACAAGACTATTAAAAAGGATAGTTCAATGTCAAGAGTAGGTATTCCAGATTATGTGTTATTTTTTAGAAATGCTGGAGAAAATGAAACTCCAATAACTCACCAAGCAACTGATGAAACTAAGCCAGACTATTTACCAGTAGATTTATGGCAAAAGTATGCATCTCCTGTATGGATGGATGTAGATTATAAAAGAACTTTGCAATATAGAAGTGGTAGAGATGGTAATGATGAAAAGCATATTTGTCCATTACAATTAGATACTATTGAAAGGATTATGCATTTATATTCTAATGAAGGAGAAACAGTCTTAAGTCCATTTGGCGGTATTGGTTCAGAGGGTTTTCAAGCAATTAAAATGGGTCGAAAAAGTATCTCAATAGAATTAAAAGAATCTTACTTTAAAATCAATGAAAAGAACCATAGGGATATTGTAAGAGAAAATGAATCTGTATTAACATTATTTTAATTAAATAAGGGGGGTGTAAAAGCCCCTTTTAAAAACTAAGGATATGATACCAAAAACACAAAAAGAAGAAGTACTATTACATTTAATTACTTACAGAACTATTACAAGTTTAGAAGCAATTAAAATGTATAATATAACCAGGTTAGCAGATAAGATTTACCAGTTAAGAAAAGAGGGTTTTAATATTTCAAGCACGTTAAAGAAGTTTACTAATAAATACGGGAACACTTCAAATTATTCAATTTATAAATTTGTAGGATGATTAAAGAAATAAGTTACTGGATTGCACCAGATGTTTTAATAACAACTAATAGAAATGAAGATATAGATAAAGATTCTATAATTTTAAAAGTTTGCAATTATTACGGTATTAGTTTGGATGAATTAATGAGTAAAAGCCGACTAAGAAAAATTGCAGATGCTAGAAATACTTTATATTACATATTTCATAAATGCTATCAAATGACATCTACCGAAGTTGCTAAAATGTTTAATAAAAACCATGCAACTATTTTAAGTGGAGCAAATAAAATAGACGGTTTTATGAGGTTTGATAAAATATTTAGAAAACAAATAAATAACTTAATAAATATAGAAACAATTAAATACAGTTAAATTATGAGTGAATTAAAAGTAAAAGGAAAAATAGTAAAGATTTTAGAAGTAGAAAAAGGAACTTCAAAAGCTGGTAAAGATTGGCAAAAACAAAACTTTGTTATTGATACTGGATCACAATATAATCCAGAAGTTTGTTTTCAATTATTTGGAGATGAAAAAATAGAAAACTTAAAAAAGTATAATAAAGTAGGTCAAGAAGTAGAAGTATATTTTAATGTAAGTTCACGAGAATACAACGGCAAATACTATCACAATTTAGACGCTTGGAAAATAGTTAAAGCAAGTNAAGAAAAAGTATCTCCANAANTNAATAAAANTGATNNTGAAANNGATGATTTACCGTTTTAATTAGTAATTTTATAATGTGTCAAAGTTTAGCGGCTTTGTTCAATGAGGTTCGTAACCACCTGCACACTTGTTTTATTCATGGTTACTTAAAAAAGTTACATTATGGCAAAAGATAAAAAATCATTTCTTATTTATTGTGATATTATTCACACCGTTCAACATCTAACAGATGAAGAAAAAGGTAAACTATTTCAGCATTTATTAGAGTATGTAAACGACTTAAACCCTATTTTAAATGATAGGCTGTTAACTGCTGTATTTGAGCCAATAAAACAACAATTAAAAAGAGATTTAGTTAAGTACGAAAGTATTTGCAATAGAAACTCTAAAAATGGTTCTTTAGGTGGCCGACCAAAGAAACCGAAAAAACCCACTGGGTTATTTGGAAACCCAGAGAAACCCAAAAAAGCCGATACAGATACAGATACAGATACAGATATAGATAAAGATAGTGTGAGTAAATTCACGCCCGAACAATTTTTATCCTGGTGGAATGATTCAAGAACTAAACTACTACAAAAACCATCCAATAGTAATTACTTAAGTGGTATTGATA